CAGGATCTACCTTTCTCCCTGAGAAGCCTATTATCTGACCATGTTCATTATAAATAGGGAAAACCATCCTTCTATACATTTTGCCCACTCCTGCAAGACCAGCTTGAAAAGCCTCTTGGGTTTCCGTGGAGATTTTTCTCTTTTCATAAAAATGATAATTAGGGAAAAGCCGCTCTAAAGATGATGGGGGGTAAATTCTTTCCATTTCTATTGTTTCTTTGGGGGTGTAAACTGTAGGGACTTCTAGTTTTGCGTTACCAAGAAGTTCTATAGTTTGTTTTTCGTCTTTAAGAGTGAGTCTAACTAGGGCTTCAAAAGGTTTCGATCCTGAGTTTGCCACGAAATCCATCCACACTCCCGTGTTCTTGTAAATCTTTACAGCAGTTTGATTGTTCCCGTCTCGATATAAAGCTTGCGTCCTCCAGTGATCTCCGCAGTCAATCAGATTGTATCCTATCGACTCCAGAATACCTTGGAAGTCTTCAGAACTGATCGAAGTCTGGGATTGTTTCTTGGATTCCATCTCCATCTAAATCTTCTTCTCCGTTAAGCATCCTTGCTACATCTCTAAGGTCTCCCCTTTCTGAGATATTAAAGTTATTAAATTCTAGGTTTATAGAATTTTTGCGGAGGGCGTCTCCTATACTAACAGGTTCGACTGCGCCAGCAATATCGCTACCCAAGTGCCGCGATTTAACATTGATCAGTTTATGAGTGCCGAACCTTCCTCCTTCAGTCTCCATTTCGTCAGTAGTCTTGTTCCTTAAAATAAACATGTGAGAACAAAACTGAGTAATGCGATCCGAAAGAGAAACAATAGACTCGTCGTCTACAATGTTTTGAGAGGTTCTATTATTGGTGATTCCGTATCTGTTAGACTGGACTGAGGTAATCATTGGAATAATAGGATTGCCGTCATGGAGAACCTCTTTCTGGATACACTTTTTAAACTTGTCCACCATTTCTCCCACCACTTGCCACTCTGACTTGTTGGCGATGTTCTCTGAAGTCGTCTTGATATAATCAAAGGAGAACACCATCGGATTGCCGCGACCTACCTTAGCATAATAAAAACGCTTGAGGGTATTAACCATTGAGTCTACATCCATGCCGCCTACGTTATAATAATAGAATTTTAAATTCTTTACCTTAGGCCAAACAGCCCGAACTTTTTCCACCACCCCTTTACCTGCTTGCCTCCATTTACCGCTCTCTAATAGGTGCATGGATACACCAGAGAGTGCCGCACACTGGCGCATAATAAGCTCTTCTTTGCTCATCTCCCCATTATCAAAATGGAGAACAGGGACATCATATTGCAAACTAACTTTAGTAGAGTAGTCCATGCAAAATTGAGTTTTACCCACACCCGAACGAGCAACGATCACGGTTATGTTGCCAGCGCGGAGCAGAGAACCATAGATGTCGTTCACTTTTGGATGCGGACCCATCATCCCGAACTCTTTAAGGGGGTTGTTGCCGCGCTCCTCGACAAGAGACTCCATCTCTTCGTAGATATTCGCAGGAGTATCGTTGCCGATCTCGTAGAGGTTGATCCGTGAATTGTAGGTGTTGTCAGCCGCCTCGATAATAGATCGATAAGATGCCTCAGGGGGCATGTTCTTCATCTTCTTAGCGATATCTTGAGATGACTCTAAGATTTCACGCCTGATGGAATATTTCTTCAGCTCTTTGGCTATTTTGAGAGTGTTGCCTTTGGGGACTTTTCTCAGAGCTAAAGACTTAATATAATCAGAAGGGTTTAAATTGTCTTCAAACGACAACCCAACATCGTTGACCCTTTGGGCTATAATAACTTCGTCGATCTCATCTCCCGCGTCTATAGCTTGTTTAACAATCCTAAAGATAGCGGAGTGGAGAGAGCTTTGCTTCGAATAAAAATCCGCAGTGCCAATAAAATTGGAGATCTCCGCTAAGGTATCAGGCTCTTTAATCAGACCCGCTAAGAGCTGCTTTTCTAATTCAAAATTATAGATCATTCTTCTTCTTCCCTTCTTTCCATAGGCCCTGTGAAATGATTTTCGAGAGCTTTAATTAAGGCTAGTTCCGTCATGCCGCAATCAAATTTACAATATATTAAAGGTTTACCATTTTCAGATGAAACCGCCATTACTACCCCTTTGTATTTGTCCACTCCTCCCGATAATTCATAAATTTTTTCTACCATCTCTGAGGGAATAGAGAATTCATCGTTTTGTTCTAAATTCATAAATAAATATCTTGGTTTTTAAATAAGGAGGCAATTATCTTATCCTCTGGATAAACTTCTGCCAGCTTTATATCATTGGCGTTGCAGAAGTCTAGCTTTTTTTCGTCCCTTTTGAGTTGTTCCCGATACTTGAAGCGGTTCTTGTGAAAAAATTTAACAAACTTAGTATGTTGCGCCCCTTGGACCTCAACCGCTATCTTTTTATTAGCATTATAAAAGTCTAGGGTAAGGCGACTACCTACAACCCTAAACTCTTCAAACACAATATCATGCTTCCAATATCTTCTTAGGAATTTTTTAACTTGGGTTTGAAACTTACTGCGACTGGGCTTATCCCAATCTATTAAATACTTCTTAGCGTTCTTTAAGTTTCTCTGTTTACCATATGAATCAATAAACTTCATACGCTTATCAGTTCTTTAAAATAATCTATCAAAAATAGACATAATTCCTTGTCCCCTTCGATAGTTTTAAAGAGATTATTATCGCCCTGAATCTTATCAGGGAACTCAAGGTTTTTGGAATCAAGTAGCTCTTTAAAGTCATCTACAGGCTTTATCCACGCCCCTTTCTTTTCTACAAATTCCCACGCATAAAGAAGATCCACAATTTCTTTCTCCACCCATATAGAGTTACCATCTACACGACCATAACGAATAGGGTAAGTAAGTGTTGTGTGACTGTTTTCGTTGGGGGATTTTTTAACAGTTACTTTTGCGTTATGCCCAATAATTGGATTCTTCTTCGCATCCATTGTTTTAAGGGAGGGGTTTTGTAAAATCAAATCCCCTTTAAAGCGAGGTTCGAACTCCATAATGGTATTCGCGTAATGCAGAAGAGCGTTTCCTCCTGTCGCGGTGTTTTGACGAACAGGAGACTTGGAATAGGGGTCGAGCTTAATGTCAGCACGGACTTGGCTGATAAAAATAGCCATGTGCCCACGCTTGGACATGGCGATGCTTGTTTGTTTGCAAAAGTTCGACGCAATAACCGCGCCCCCCGCCACCTTGGAGCTTTCTTCGAAACCCTTATCTGAATCCCCTTTTCGGATCAGCCCATCTATGGAGTCCACGACAAAACAATATTTAATCTCCTTGTTCTCCACCATGAGCTGACGGATTAACGTCATCGCTGTTTCGTAAATGTTAGTTTCGAAAACAAAACAAGTGCCTTCCACCCACTCTTCGGAAGAGAACACAAGCTTGAGGCCAGAGCGTTTTTGAAGTTCTGGGCCTAACCGACCTTCCGCTTTGATATACAGACCCTGTGATTTTGGGATCGTCCCCAAAAAATTCTTCATAACCTGTAGGGACTCTGATGTTTTGCCTCCTTCGTTTACCCCTATGAAACGGTGTAGCCCAGGTCCGAAGCCTCCCCCCAAACACATGTCAAATTGGAGCGACCCGCTAGAAACTTTATAGTCGTTCTGTTTTTCATAGTTGAAGTGGTCCTCCTTGTTCGCTTTCAAATAATTCTCAAGAAGTTCTTGTGGTGAAATGTCGTTACTCATCTAAAAAATCTTTTATTGTTTTGTGGGGAGGGGAGATGATTGCATCTTCTCCTGTCTTCTCCCCTATATCATACCTTTTATACTTGGATAAGTCAACCTTAAAATTGAAGGCTCTGAACTTTTCGTCCAGCGCGTCCTTAAGTTTCGGACTGACAAGATAAGCAAGGGAGTCAAACTTTTTACCGAAGTTTACGATATCCATAAACTCTAGGGAATAGCGATCACAAAGATCGTTCAGCAGCTTCATCTCCCTAGCAAAAAACGGTCGCCTCCCTTTGTCGGGGACTTCTATAAGACGGAAGATAATGTCTCGTTTATTCGGTCCTTTAGACTTCGCCACTACCAAGTAATAACGGACCCGACATCGATGTCAACCATTTTCTTGACGAGCTGCAAGAAGTTTGTTTTGGGCTCCCAACCTAATTCTTTGCGAGCTTTGGTTGAATCTCCCAAGAGTAAATTAACTTCTGCTGGCCTATAAAAATCTGGATTAATTTCCACAAAGCAGTCACTCCCATGAAAATATTTTTCATCTTTTCCCTCCCCTTTCCATTGGCACTCATTGCGATGAAAGCCTACAAAATTAAACGCCTCCTCAACAAATGTCCTAATGGTGTGCGTTGCGTTAGAAGAAAGAATATAATCTTTTGGATTTTCTCTATCTTGATTAAGCATCCGCCAAACACCAACTATAAAATCTTCGGCATCGCTCCAGTCTCTTTTTGCGTCTAGATTGCCCAGCTGTAACGGGACGATTGGTTTCCCAATTTCATAATGCCCTAAAATTCTTGCTACATTCTTGGTGATTTTACGAGTAACAAATTCTTCCCCCCGACGAACCCCTTCATGATT